GGGAGTTCTCCTATCCTTTGGAGAGCGTGTACGGACGTTCGGTTTCGATCCGCTGTAGTCACACAGTATCGAAATAGCTCAAACGGGTAGTCTGACAGTATGAGGTATTCCCTACCTCTCACTACCCCGACTCGCAAGATTCTGCATCTCCTCAAAATTGTAATCACTACTATCCACTCAGGTTGCTCTACCCAAGTAATTTGATTGTGACAGTCCCAATGGTTTCACCCACCGGAACCCAAAATTCCGAGACAATGTTTTCCTAATCACTCAAAAGCTTTTGGCTTCAAGTGTCCTTAAAAGTGGATCTTCCGACCACCTTCCGGGCGCAGTTGCACAACGCGTTACAAAAGGAAAATGTTAACATATTGCAGTTTCTCAGCCAGGCAATAGATCTGGCGCTTCACGGAAAGTTTAGATTATGAGGGGTCCAATCCTCTTGTTCCTTTCCACAGGTCGTGTCTTCATCGAGTCACAGAGCGGGATTTCATCCCTATCCACTCAATGACGATTATTACACGTTTTCGGGGCTTTCGCCCGCTTCCGCGAAGTCCTACTTCTTCAAACCCACCATGACGGACTGAGGTTCGTTCTCGAGTTGACTAGACTCGGTTTGTTATTTTCAAGGTTTCCTTCCTTGGAGTTAAGGTTTCCAACCACCAGACCAGGTCATTTGTCCGGTTAAATGTCTCAGATGCGTTCACCGCTCTGTCGATTATTACTAGGTCGGCGGGCCCTTTCAGGCCGATCAATATCCGTTCTCAAAGAATACCACGGTGAAGTGGCTGAGCACTCAAGCCCCATTCGAGTCTAACATCTTTTCGATCGATTAGCCGCTTTCCAGCCCCAAGCATTCGAGGATCATCATAAGAATCTCCACTAGTGCACAGAACACGCACCGAGATTAGTTTACCGTCTTTTCGGACGTTGAAGCTCAGTAGATCTTCTTTCGCCTGCCTTTTGACTCGCACTCGCGATCAAAGTCATAGCTTTCATCATCCTCTCCGCTCCTTTGGGATAAGCAAAGCTCCAGGGCTTCCAACCGTTTCATAAGCTCTCGCTCAGAGTCAGGAATGGTCCGCTGGACAGTATACCCAAGAGGGATTTGAGTCACGAAAATATCCAACGCACACGCCGCCATACTGGTTAAACCTCCCACAGTGAGAACACAAGTTCCCGCTGAGGTTGAGACACCAAAGAATAGTGAAGCGTTCGTTGAAACATAAACTGCATTAGTACTCGCCCCATCCTGGTTGAGGAAGTTGAGAGCCGTCGCATTGGTTGTGAAACCAATCGTCGGAATAGCAGCAATGTTCGCGGAGGATGTCCAATTCATTGAAACCAGGAAGTTACCTAACTGGTTAATTGAGAATGTGGTTCCAGATAGTCGTGTTACCGAAATACCTGAAGACGGTGTAGTGGTCAGTGCAACCGTTCCGATAGGATTAGTACCTGTCACGGACGTAACTGAACTCACATGCGCGGATCCGCTGGCCGAAGCGCCGGTTAGCTTTGGTTTAATCAACTCCACAGAGTAATCAACCCAAAGCTCCCCGACCACATTCGCACCCTGCATCCCTGCAGTAGCAATGCTGAACACACCCATGTCATAAAGACGCGGATCATACCCAGAGGGAACGGTCCCCACTCGCGTGAAGAACGACTTCTCCGGTCGGAGATAACCCCGAAGGGCATCGTGTGTCAGACTTTTGCATGCAGCACCATCAACCGCACCCTCAAAATTGAGAATGGATTGCTTGTTAGCGAAGGCAGTATCTGAAATATCATATTGGGTCGCCATCATAACCGACCCAAGAGCAGTACTCGTGGACCCCACTGCAGTCCCGCTTGTCGAAACAAAACGGAACTGGAGCTTCTTCCAGTCATAATTCTCCCATGCGCCCGCCACGGTTCCTAACCAAGGAAACGTTGATAAAAGGCCAGGATTTAAGGAGTATTGCGCGTTCGAAAATGCAGTAGAACCAGTGATATCACCGATGTACTCAGAATGAGATACAACGGGATTACCGCGGTTAGCTGTAAATTGGGGGACACGCGCCCTGCGCGGAGTCATTGCTGCTGCCAGAACACTGGACAGACCCGCCGACTTCGCCGATCTTACTTTCTTCTTTTTGGTTATACGCTTGGACGAGCTGGCTACCATAGCCACCGCTTGCTTAAGGGACATCTTCGCGGAAGATGCCTTCTGTTTATTTCCCTTCTTTGCTGTCATCGGGGACCCTTCCCAGCAACTGGAAGGACTGTTCATCTTAGGACACAGCGTCTCAACCGGGCGAAGTAGTGTTGTACCTCCGAGTTTAACTCGTCGAAGAAAAGCAACACCTTCCTCGTCCTAATCCGCTGCTGATCCGTGCAGTCTCTAGGCATTTACCCTATATGCAATGTTATTCGACTTTACGTTAATCATCTGCAGAGACTTAGCACGCAATTGGATGGATTTCACGTGTGCCTTTCTTTAGGGCACGACCGGAGCTCTGAGAACTCTACACCTCGAAGCGTTTTGGACCATTTAATTCCTAAAACCCCCTAACTCGGTTTATCGCAGCCGGTACAGGAATCAACTAGATTTCGGTGCGCGTGTTAAGCGTCTAACTATTTCCTCAGGTAAGGTCATTATCCTTATCAATCCGAAGAACACCGTCTTTGTTGATCCCGCGGAAAAGTTTTAAGCCATTTTCAGGGCATAGCCTTTTAACGTCTTGCTTAGGACGTCGAAGGAATGGAGCTAGACTTGCTCCAAGCCAGGAGTATGGTCAACAGTGTTGTCCAGCATCTCACGTAATTTGCGAGATCCAGCGATAGCAAGCCTGCCATCGCCAGACGAGTGAGTTCGTATTCTCACGGGTGCATACTGTGACCAATCATGAATTCCAAAGTTTTCGTATGAGAAATGCGCTGTGACTGGTTTAGGCAGATTTTGAGGACAAGTGAGGATATAATTTCCTGCAAATATCTTCTCTACCTTCATCGGCGCAACCCCCTTAAGCCTTTCCCGGGCGAGTTTCCTCATGACCGGAGCTTTAGGAGTAAATTTTCCCCTTACGAACCTCGTGGAGTTCAATACTCCAAGCCAGGTTCCGTAGGATTTGCGAGCGGAGGCCCAAGTCAAACTGACTTCCCCTCCCCTCACCTCAACGGATTGTATCCGCGTTTCGAATGTTCCAGACTCCTCGGCTCCCCAAACGCTCATCCCCTTACTCAAGGGATAGCATTTTGGCAAACGCTTAGAGAAGCGGCGAGACTCACGATCGAGCTCACCCAGTCCATCCGCAAATGCGAACGAAGATAAAACGTCCTGATGAAACAGCGAAGCTACTTGTCGCTGTTCAATGGAAACCTTGATCTTATCCTTGTCGGACCATTTTGGTTCAACTCCATAGCCACCATAGTGGCAAGGAACGAAGAAATTAGGAACAAAACCGGTTAACGGTAGTCCCTCCGATCGATTCTGAATCGCGTCGGGCAAGAATGCAACTCCCAAACCCTTAGAAAATTGGAACATCTCATTAAAAGAGTGTCCCACTTCCCAGGGGGTGAGCTTTTTGCCATCCTTTTCCTTCTTAAGATTATAGTTTTCCACTAGACTGAAGTTGACATACTCAAAGCGCTGAAGACCGCGCTTGGTAACCACGAACTGACGAGAATTTATCACCGCGAAATACTCGCTGGCGTAAGATTTCCCAACTGAGAGTTTTAGACCCAGTTCAGCAGTGGCATCCTCCCAAACCTGACAAAAACTTGCCGGGCAGGGGAAAAGAATATCATCTCCATTAATCTTCGTGTTCCTCAAGATAAACTCACA